GTCAAGTCTTCACGTAAACCACGCAGTTGGTACGTCTGCGCGGTACCACCTAGTACTGCCATGTGAGAGCTCCGATCGAAAAGGGTTCATTGGAGCCACTGCGCAACAATGCGAGCGGCGTTTTCGACCGTCGGCGCTTTATCGAATCGATCGGCCAGCTGGGTCATCCGCGAGCCGTTGGTCGCGGTACGACTGCTGCCGGGGCGTTGTACTTGCGGTGCTGGGGCGGGAGTTCGCTTTGCGTTGGCGCTGGCGACGGCGGATTGTCTTTCCGACGCCTCCATTGCCGCGAGAGCGAGCTTGATGGCGCGATGATCGATGCACTCGACAATCTCCTGATCCCCGAAGCCGAAGCCTCGGAGGAACTGGCCTAGCCGACCGCCGATTTCCTGCGCCTGTCGCGGGTCCGCAAATTCCGGCCGCTCTGCGACCAGCTGTTGATGCGAGAACCGCTTTTGCTGCTCCCTGTTTTCCGCCGCTTGCTGGGCCGAAATGTACTGGATGCGTTGCACCTCGCCTTGAATCTGCTGGTGCTGCTGCTGCAACGAATTGTATTCGGCCGAGAGGCGCACGTATTCTGCGGGGTTTTCCGCAGCAATCTGCGTCCAGTTTGTGCTCGCGAGTTCACGAGCTCTGGGCAGCAGGGATTGCCCTAGTACCTCAAGGGTTTGCTGATATTGCACCCGATCGTTGGCGGCCTGTTCGAGACGCGGCGTCACGATGCGCTCGTACTCGGCCCGTTCTTGCGTGGCGCGGGTCACCGCAGCTGCCATCTCGCTGTCCCGACGCCGGATGATTTCCTGCGCGGCGGGTGGCAGCGTCTGCCAGGTTTCGCGATCCGTGCCGTTCCATCCTGCCGGCGGCTCGATGGGCGCTGCTGGCGCTTCGGGCTCGCTGTCGGGTTCGTCGTCGGTGGGCGGGCTCTCATCCGCTCCGACATCATCGGAAGCAGGCTCGGCGCCGGCCTCCGGTGATTCTGTGGTGTCGCCGTCGTCCTCGCCGTCGAGCATCCGGGCAAGCGCGCCGGCGACTTCGTGTTCGGTGTGGGTGACGCCCTCGGGGGCGGGCGCAGCACCGCTATCGGGCGCTGCCGGTGCGGCGGCCCCGTTGGGCATGTCGGACATGAGGTGTTTCCTATGCGGCCACGATTCGTTCGCGGACTAACCAATTCTGCTCAGCGCTTGCGCGGCGTGCTCTTCTTGAGGAGGCCGCTCTTCTTGTCAGCCTGGTTGAAATCGCGCGCGACGGATTGCGAGATCCCGACTTTCTTGGCGAATTTCGGATCGTGCGCCGCAGCTGCCATCAACCGTCCCTGCGCCTTATTTTTGCTCGGCATGCCTGCCTCCTACGCCGCCCAGTCCCGCTCCTCGTCGCGCCGCTGGCGCTCCAACTCCACCCGGTTCGCATCGCCGAGGAAGTTCCGCAGCTTCGCCTCGATCTCCCGCAGCGCGCAGTGCAGCCGGTAGAGCGCCTCCCGGCCCGCCTCGTCGCCCAGCTTGGTGGCCCGCCAGCGCTCGGCGAGCTCCTCGTCCACCACGTCGATCGCCAGCTGGAACACTTCGTCGTCGAGGATCCGCCGGGCCTGCTCGCCCAAGAGCGTCGTCGAGCGGGCGATCTGGGGGGAGATATTGCCCTGGCCGCGGCGGCGCAGCCGGGCGAGGAGATGCGGCGCGATCATGAGCCCTGTGTCCCTGTTGGCGCCGATGAACTATACTGCGAGCCATGAATCAAAGGATCGCCCTCGCGCTAGTGCGCAAGCACGGCTATCTCAACGAGTTCGCTTCGATGAGCGACACCTGGTTTGTTGCTCACAACGTCCCAGCAGAAGAGACATCCGACTCGCCACTGATCCCCACAAACACGGCGCTCAAACTGATCAGCGGCGAGAATGCTCCGCTTGAGAAACTCGGGCGGGCCGCGCCTGATGAGGAAGACCCCACATTCCGGGTCACCTGGTACGCCCCTAAATCAGCGGCACCTCACCGCGAATAAACCGTTTGAGGGTCAAGGCCGGGTCTTCCCCCAGCTTCTTAGCGGTGGCGCGAACCCGCCCCTCCAGGGAAGACATAAACGACCCCATGCTGCTGGGCGATACCCCGGTTTCAGCCGCCCCGCCAAGCCATTGTGACGCCTGATACTGGCCGGTCGTCAGCCCCAGATTGCGAGCCTGCTCCTGCTCCAGCCGCTCCAGCCAACCATATTCAGTCTTGGCTGGCATGTCTTTGCCCAACCCCCACAAACGAACATTGTGAACGTCGGCTGTCAGTGGTTGCTGGTTGCCAAGCAGGTTCTGGACAAAACTTGGCGGCTTCGGATTCTTCAGAACATCGAACCCGCCACTAAGCAGAACATCCCTGGCGTTCATAACGTGCGAGCCTTGCGCTAGGTGGCCGTACGGCTGCGGCAACGGCTGCGTCGGGGTCCAGTTTCCCAACTTGCCGGTCGCGGGGTCCGGCGGCCGCCAAACTTCCGGCAAAGGCTGGCCTGTAGCGTCCAAATGGTAATAGTACGAAGCGTTCCTAGCGTTCTCTGGCACTTTGGAGCGCGGTGAGGTGGCGCCAACCAAGTTGATATATTTCTGGTAGGCTCCCCGTCCTGCCTCGGCACCAAGTTCCTCTTGGAAAGACCGCAGCAGATCCTCGGTGTTGTACCACTCGCGACCACCCAGCGGGATGCCGGCTTTTGCCACCTCGTTAACCCTGGCAACATTCTCAGGTGCCGCCAACGGCAGGATATTCTCAGGAACCCCACGGGGCGGAACATACCGCTTGATGTCGAATTGCGGCACATCTGGCACGCGCGCCATGTCGTCGTAGCGAAACAATCGCAGCGTGCCGGCTTCATCCGCCAACAAACCGGGGATTACCCCTGCCGCCTCGCGGGCCAGCGGCGCCACGGCCCGAGTCGCCGCGGCCCCGGCTTTGGCTACCGGCAGTGCCATGCTGGCGGCCTGCGCCGCGCCCCAGGCGCCCTGTCCAACGGCCGGCAGATACTCTCCGCGCTGATACGCCTGGTACGCCTGCTGCATGTCCGGCAGCCCGGTCATGCCATATGCTGCGTTCTGCGCCGCCTGCAGTTGCGCCGCTGCCTGCACCGGCTCCCACGCGCCCGTCCGGGGGTTCTGCCGCATCGGCTGGTCGAACACTCCCGGCGCCGGAGCGGGAGGGGTAAGGAAGTCGAACCCGGCCAAGGCTCAGTCGCCCGGTGATGCCTGCGGTTGCTGCTGCGCCATCTGCGCCTCGCGGGCGATCCGCGCCTCGCTCTCGCGCTGTTGCATGTCAGCCTTCATCTTCGCGATCGCGAGATCGTGCTGCAGCTGCAAGATCTCCAGCTTGTACCTGTTCTCGGCGTCTTTCTGTTCCAGGGCCATGCGGAATGCCGCCTGCTCACGCTCCAGCTGCATCTCGGTATTTGCCCTGTCCCGCTCGATGGCAACCTCTTGCTTTGCCTGCTCCCCAGACACGGCAACAGTCGCCATAGCCTTCTGCTGGTTCATCTGCTGCTGGGCTTCCATCTTCATTTTCTGCAGCTGCATCTGGCCTTGGACTTTGGCCATCTCCGGGTCGGGCTTTTGCTCGGGCGGCGGCGTCCCGGCCGGCGGCGGTTGTGATGGATCGGCGAAGAAGCTTTCTTTGAACCCCATCCCGATTTCGGTGAGCCGCTCCAGCGCGTCGAAGACATTCTTCGGGTAGACGAGCGGGCCGCTGGGCCCGCCCTGCAGCTGCACGATCCCATTTTGCAATTGCAAGATCGCCATCAGATCCTGCGTGATCTTATCGCGGCTGCCGGTGCCCAGCCCGACGTTGACGGATACATCGAGCTCCTCGCGCCACAGCGACGGGTCCATCGTCAGCGGCTTGCCCGTCACCATGACCACGCGGGCCTGCTGCTGGTGGCGCCGTACCAGCCCGAGGATGCCGCGCACCAGTTCCTGGACCGAGCGGCCGAGGATGCGGGCGATGAGCTCGCAGCGCTGGCTCGCGGCGGCCTGGATCAACGACACTCCAGTAGCCGTCTTGTTCAGATCGTCGGGATTGAGGCCCTGATTGTGGCGCGCGACGCCGCTTCGTACTTCCATCGTCTGGTCGAGATATTCAACCAGCGGGAAGGCGCTGCCGGCAACGAACGGCGTGATGTGCGGCACGATGCCGGCGGGATCGCGTGCCCGGATGATGCCGCCGGGCTGCGAATGCAGGATGTCGTGCTGGGTGTTTTCGTTACTCGCGTTGTCCCCCACGATGATGCGGGGATTGTTCGTCAGGTAGATGTTGTCCAACATCTGGCGCAGCAGTGCCGTCTTGATGCGCTGCAGATCCATGACCAAATCGGCCATGCTGAGGCTGGATGATAGGGTGTGCGGCATCGGCACGGGTGTCCACCACACCAGCGGGATCTCGTCCACCGCCTCGATGTCGGGCTTGCCGTCGCGCCGTAAGAGCACCCGCGTCGCGTCGTTGACGGTCATGACTTTGCAGAGCTCGGCGATGCCGTCCTGGTTGTAGTCCATCAATAAGTAAGATTCTTCGCAATAGACGGTCTTCATACTTTCGTCGACCGGGTCATCGAACAGGCCGGCGGGCGGGGTCTGCCGCTGCAGCGCTTCGTCGGGGCTCAACGCACCGCCCTCGCCGAGGCATTCGCGGATGCTGTCCTCGTCGTAGCCGTCCTGCAGCAAGTCGGAGAAGGTGCGAGCCCGCTTGTGGCAGACGAATGGCATATAGCCACGCTTACAGCGTGGCGAGAACACGATCTCCTCAGGAGGAACCCCTTCCAGAACGACGCGGCTGTCCTCAGTGGTTATCTGCAAAGTGCAGTCGTGCAACGCGCCAAGCGCGGGGTCGGTGTACTCCCGGCTTTCCAATACCTCGACCTGGCCCTTGGCGGAAAGCTCGGCATATTTCGCCTGATACTCGATCGGCGTCAGCCCGGTGTAGCTCTCCGTCTCCTGGGTGACTTTCTCCTGCCACCAACGCTTGATCCAGCCGATCTTGGCGAGGAGGCCGTCCTTGATAAAATCCAGGAGGAGCGAGAACCCGTCGTTATCGCGATACCAGATCTGAGTGATGTACTCGGTGGCGGTTTCAGCAGCCTGCGCTTCGGCCTCGCCCGGCTTGGTCGGCTCAACAATGGCGATACGATCGCTCGCCAAAAAGATCCGAGCCAACGCCGGCAAAACCCACTCGACTACCTCTAGTACATTGCGAGCCACCAGCGTCGAGTGCCCGCTCCGCTCCGTGCCCAGAGGTTTCCCGTGGTAATAGGACAGAGCCTCCGCCCGCGCCGCCGATAATTCGTCGCCATCCTGGCCAACGGCGTCCTTGAGTTCCGCCGATATGATCGCCAGCACGTCCTCTTCGGACATGGTGCCGCGGCCACGCCCCTTCGGCTCGTCCGCCGGGGTGTGGCGAGCGCTGGGGAACGGCCCCCGGATGACGGCGGCATCAGACATTTGCTACCGGCGCTGCGCTTGCGGCTGCGGGCGCGGCGAGTCCAGCCGCACTTCGAGCTCGGTGTAGAGTTGCGACAGGTTCCGCAAGCCCCCTTCGGCTGCTGCCAGGCGCACCTCGAGCTCCTCGATGCGCCGCTCCAAAGCCCGCACGAAGTGGATCTCGGCGATCGAGCTCATGCGGCATCGGCCCCCTCGACCTGGGCGTTCTCCTGTGGTTCGCCGCCGGTGAGCCGCTCCATCCGCTGCTCCAGTTCGCGGATCTCCGCCCGTGCGGCGGCGAGCTCTGCTTCGAGCTCGCGCACCCGCTCCTCCGCCGGGGTTTGCATCACTTCCTCTCCGCCGGCTTCGGCTGCTCCGCCGGCTTGGCGGCCGGCTCGTGCAGCCGGGTGGCGGGACTGCCGCCCTCGGCCGGCTTTGGCGCATCGGCCGGCTTTGGCTCCCCGGACACCACCTTCGGCACATCCGGGGCCCGCACGTACTCGTTCTTCTCCGTGTCAAAAACCACCGGCTGGTCGAGCGGCAAGATCGGGTTGGCCGCTGCCCGGGTAGCACCGCCTTCTTGAGACAGACGCATGGCTTCGATCAGCTTGGAGATGTCAGACATGGGGTTATCCTCTCGCTTGGGTTTCAAGTGCTTCGACGCGCGCCTTCAGCGCCTTCAGCTCAGCGACGACAACGAACCCGTCGGTGTCCTGAAAGTGGTGGGCGAACACGGTGCCGAACGTCGCAATATCGCCATTGATATTGGCAACGCCGGAAACAAACAGGCTGGCGCCGGAAACCTGGCCGCTGGCCACAACAGTTGCCCCGGAAACCTGACCAGCGGCGGCGACAGCGCCATTGCTGCTGACGGTATTGCCGGTAATCGTATTGCCGGTAATCGTGCCGGCAGCCGAGATATTGCCATTCGAATTAACGGTGCTGCCGGTGACCGTGCCGGCTGAGACGGTCGTGGCATTGACGGCGCCGGCGTTGATGGTATTACCGTCGATGATATTACCGTCGATCGTGCCAACCGCGATAAGGTCCCCGACATTGTTTATCGTAACGGTGGCCGTCCCGGCGTTGTTCTGAAATAGGTGGCTGTCGGCCCGATATAAGCTAGTCGCGCCGTACAGCCCCAGCGCGAGTTGGCCGTCGCCGTCATAGATCAGATGCGCATTGTCGCCGCTGCGCTGCGCAAAGAGGGTGCCCTGGATCAGGTGCTGCGGCGTGTCGACCGCCCCCCCCACCGCCATCCGTCCGGCGGCGGTCACGCTCAACACGTTCCCCGCGCCGCTGTTGGCGAGGTAGGAGAGCCCGCCATTGGCGTACCATGTCCAAGTGGCGGACACCTGGTCCCGGTCGCCGTACACATAACCCGCCCCCGCGCCGCGGCTGGCCACGAACCCGGCCGCCGCGTGGTAAACCTCCAGCGCGTTGCTGATGTTGCGCAGCTGCACGCCCGACAGCGCCATCCCGCCGGTGCCGTTGATCGCGACGTTGCCGGTTACCGTGCCGCCGGCCAGCGGCAGGTAGGGCAGCGCCAGGGTGCCGGCGACGATCTGGTCGTACATGCGGCGAAGACTACCCATCATCGCGCGCATCGTATTGTTTACTTGGGCCGGCATCATGCCTTCAGGCGCCCCCACCGGTGGCGCCGCATTATTGTCGTCGTCTACCGGTGCCCAGTCGATTACTTCAGCCATACTGTATCACCTTTGGCTTAAACCGGGTATCGCGATATGTCAGCGCCTCCTCAGCCGTCTGTCCCGCGCGTAATCGCTTAGCGATCGTCTTGCGATCAATGCCGGTCCGCCGCGCCCACTCTGTAGCGCTGTGTGTTTCAACCCCCAACGTCAACAACACGTTATTCCGGCGGTTATTCTGCTGAGTCTTCTGATCAACCCAGCGACAATTGCCCGGCTCGTAATGACCATCCGTATCAATCCGATCCAGCGACATACCAAGCGGTGGCTCACCCATGTCGGCAAGGAAATTCACGAAGTCCGCCCAGCGCTCGCACACCCGGATGCCCCTACCGCCATACGCTGCGTACTTTGGTAGATTAGGATTGGTGCACCGCTGCAACATACCGGTCCACGAGGTATATGCCCGGCTGTGTTTTACTCGCGGGTTGTGGCCGTGCTTGGTCGACCGCTCGCGTGTCACGTCAGCATGCAGGCAGCCACAGGACCGCGTCTTCCCCGAGTTCAGCGCGTCCGTCTTAACCCGGCTCTCCCTGCCGCAATCGCACCGGCAGCGCCAGAACGAGCGGCCCACATACGCCTGCACGACAAGCCGGCCGAACCGCTTTCCCACAATATCTATTGGAACCCACGGCATCTAAACGAACCCATAGTTTGGATAAATAATTGGCTGCGGCTTTGAAGCATTGCGCACACCGGCCAAAGACCAATAGCGAAAACTGTCTGCCCCGTGACTTGCCCAGTCATGATATGGTCTGTCGAGAAACGTCTTTCTCTTCTCATCCCAGTTTCTTCTATATGAACGGAGCGCGTCAATACCTCGACTGCAATTGTCCTTGTCAAACCAAACCCCGGGCAATGTCTGCCGCACCGCGTTGATGCCGTCTTCGATCCGCTGCGCCGGCACGATGGTGGTGCGAAGGATCCCGAGCGAGTTCATGACCTCGAGCCGGCTCTTGCCCGTCCCGAGCTCGCGCACCTCGGCGTCGTGCGGCAGGACGTGCTCGCCGTACTTGTAGGGAAACTTATCAAGTTCGCGCACGTACCAGTCGATTCCGACCCCGCTGTTTTCCAGATAGCGGATCGCCCGCGTCTCAGTGCCGACCATTTGGAAAAACCAGATGGCCGTAGCGTCCCCGATGCCCAAGTCGTACGAAAGATGAACAGGCAGCCGCGGCTCGTGCGGCACCCGGCAGAGCCGCCCCTCGGCCTCCGCATCGTCCATCATCCGGCCGTAATACGAACCGGGGATACCGGCCGTAAAGCTGCACATGTACTCCTGCTGGTATCTATTTTCCCCGTCGTCCGGGCCGTACTCCCGCGCCATCTCGCGGCGCTCCACCTCCAGCGCCTTCGCGGTGAACACCCCCGTGTCGTTGGCCGTCAGCACCTCGGCAAACCAGGTGTCGTCATCCTTCGCGGCATCGTAGATCTGCGCCGCGTGATTGCGGCCGCGGGGCGTCGTGATAAACACCGCCCAGCCGTTGTTCTCTAGCAAGATCGGGCGGATGTAGCCCCAGGCGTTGGGATCGGCCAGCGCGTATTCCGAAAACACCACCCCGATCGGCGGCGAGCCCACCAGGCTGTTGTAGTTGTCCGAGCCCACCAGCTGCCAGGTGCTGCCGCTGCGGAAACGGATAAACATTTCGTTCTCGCGCGTCACCTCTCGCAGTTCCGGCGGAAAGGCTTCGTCGATGCGGCGCTTGCCGGTGTGCGGGTTGACCGATTCCCAGATGGCTTTTCTGGCCTGCGCGGCCTCCGGCAGCAAATGCCAATAGGTGCCGACGCGGCGGTGGGCGGCTACCGCGGTCCAATGCAACAATACATCGTCTTTGACAACCCGCGCGCCGATGCCAGATGGCAACAGCGCGCTTACCTCCTTTCTCCAGGTGGTTCCACAGCCCCTGCTGGTAAGGGCGTGGCCGCCATCCGTTCGGCAATCCTATTCGCATTAAACCTGGCCCCAGCCCGCGCCCGTGTACGCTAGGCTCACCCACGACCAGTTAAACGCGATCTCGACACTCGCCGCGCCGTCGATCGTGACCACCCCGCCGGTCACCGTGATCGGCCAGGTGGCCGAGTTGCCCGCCGCATCCTTGATCGTCAGCAGCTGGCCGGTGCTCGGACTCGCCGGCAGGTCAATCGTGCAGGGTGCCGTGTGCTGCACCAGCACCAGCCCGGTCGTCTCCGCCGCCAGCGCCGCGCTGCCGGTCACCGTCTGCCACGCCAGCACGCCGCTTCCCGGCAGCCCAGGCGGCCCCTGCGGCCCGGTAGCGCCAGTCACCACTTCGACGACCTGCACCACCTGCTCGGCCGGCCGGATCACCTCGACGACCAGCGGATCCCCGCCCTGCACCTCGACCGTGGTCAGCGCACTGGTCATTTAGCGTACACCGTGAAGTTGGCGCCATTACAGATGCCGCCCACCAGGTTGCTGCCGCCGCCCGCAATCGTCGCACCCCAGGCAGCGGTGTTGCTGTCGTTCACCGTGACGCGGGCATTGAGGCCGGAGAGGCCGCACGGCACGATATTGGCAAAGGCTGCATGGGTGTCGGTCACTTCCCGGATTTTCGCCCCGGCCCCAAACACCAGCGAGGTCGTCACGCTGTAAGAATTTTCAGCTACCCGGATATTATATTCGCCGGCAGCCCCCAGATGGATGCCCCATTCCAGGCCGACGAACGAATTACCGCGGATGCTGCTGCTCGCGCCGCCGCTGCCCGGCCCGCCTACACTGATGCCGATCAACCCGGTCTGCGACCCGTATTGCACGATCTGATTATTCAGAACCAGCGCGTCGTTCATCGCCGCGAATTGCATGCCAATGCCATTGCCGACATCCATGATTAAGAGGTTGCCGTAAATGTTCGTGAGTGACGCTGCGCTGGATATGCAAGTAACCACACACTCGAAGGCACTGCCGGAAATCACCAGTTGCGAGGTGCCGGTAATGCTGGGAACCGAAACGCCATGGTTGTTTATGACGAAGTTCGATTGCGCCACCGTCAGGCCTTGCGTATGAGTGCCGGCCACGATCGCGGTATCGAGGTAGGACAGGTTGACCCCGGCGAAATTGTAGCTGACCGAATAGTTGACCGGGTCGCCGGCGAGTTTGACCCCGGTGACCCCAGCCAGCGGGAAGCCGCCGGTAAAAGGCCCGTGGACCAGCACCCGGTTGAAGTTGACGTTGCTGACCTGGTTGAGGTCGACCCCGGTGGTGAAGCCTTGCGTCCCGCCGTATCCGCTACAGCCGCGAATCGCGATATCCTGCAATTTGTTGATCGCGCTGTCGGCCGGTTTCGGAATGCCGGACGTGCTCAGCCGGATACCGGTCGTGCCGGCGTTCTGGCGCGCGTCGCACAGCCCGAAAGCCTCCAGGCTGACGCTTGACGCTCGCCCGCCATAGGTCAGGTCGAGCCCATAAGCGCCAGTGACCCGAAGGATGCTGGAATCGGGGCCGGCGCCGACGATTCTCAGCGTCCTGCCGTCCGGGATCGTCGCCACAGCCCCGCTAACCAGAGCCGGCCCGGCGCCCGGCGGCAGCAGCAGCGTCCCGCCTCCTGCCGCAGCCCACGCCACCGCCGCGCTGAACGCCGACGAGGAGTTCGTCACCCCATCGAACTTCACGCCCCAACCGCGTATGTCCGCCCCCGCCGCATCGAACACCGCCAGCCAGCACTTGCCATCGCTGCTCGGAACTTGGCTACCGCCATCACCTGCCCCTGACCCTAGCGAACACGCGCTGGTGCTCGGGCGGTAAAACTGTGGCGGCGCATCGCCCGCAGCGCCGTGAGAGTTGCGCCACACCCCGCCCGGATAGGCTGTGCTGCTGGCCTGGCCCAGCGCGGCGTTGGTCGCCACAAACGCCGTCGTGCTGCGGCTCACTGGGTCCGGCACTTGCTGCGCGTACACCGCCCCCGGGGCTGGCAGGCTCAGCGCCCCGGCCAGGAGGAGGGCAAGGGCACGGGTCATCACGGGCTCGTAATCGTCACGGAGCACTGCACATTGGCCGCCGCCGCCCCGGCGCTCGCCACCAGCTTGATCGCCTGCCGGCCGCCACCCAGCGTGATGTGCGTCGTATCGAGGCAACTCCGCCCGGCATCGGCT